CAAGCGGCAAAAGAGCCAAAATACATCTTCGTTAAAACCAATAAATCAAAAGGAGTTATTTGGAACATACGAGTAGAACCAGACATTACTTTTTCTTTAGGACGTTTTTCATCTTTCAGAGCAGCAACATTATAAAAATTCAGGCGTTCACCTTTCTTCACACGCAGTAATTTTTCTTTTAAATGAATTTCATATGACAATACAGCAGCAATGTTTTCTGAACTTCCTCTAGGATAAGCGTAAATTTCTTTCTTGTGATTGATTTCATCAGGTAAAACACAAGGTACACCTGCCGAAGTAGCAGGATTAATTCCTCTAACGGATTCTTCACCTTCAATTCCATATAAACATTCTTCCAAGGTATATAAACGTCTTTGAACGTTTTTCTTAGAAACATTATTTAGAAAAGAAGAAAGAGTTTCTTTAGCTCGATCTACATATCTAGTACAAACTGAAGCTGGTTGCTTACAAAATTTCATTTGAGCCTTTAAAAGAGGTGATATATGTTCACCAGATTTTGAAACAAAATCTCTCAAAGCTGAAGGAGCACACAGAACAGGAGCAACTTTTCCATACAATACAGATTTTCTAATAGAAGAAATATTCGATACAGAAGGAACAGCACGCGGTTCTAAAACACCAATAACATTATACTGTGGAGGAAGCACACATGTACCCATTTCTGGTACAGCTAGTGTTAACTCTTCATTAAATATGTCTTCAGCAGGAGGTCCTAATTCTTTAAGCTTAGCATTAATATCTTCTTGACAAATAGATTCCGAAAAACCCATTTGTGAAGTATTTCCAGCTACGTGAATTCCAAAAAGTTTGCGTATAGGAACAGAAGAATTCATAGCACAAAATAGTGAGCCACAATCTCCAGCGGAAGTAAGAGCTGGATAAACATATCCATCTCGTACCATCCAAGAATCAGCCCAATCGCATTTAATAGCGGTTTCAACATCTTGAGCTTTCGCTAAAGATGATTGATATGCTTGTTGACCATCCGCGTTCATCATTAAAATACAATCAATATTGGCACGAAATGATTTATAATCATCTCTAATAGCAAAATTTTTAATGATATCAGTTCTAGGTTGCCAATCCAAAGGCATTTCAAAAATAGCTAGATCTTTTCCTTCAATTTGAGGTTTAACATCATACCATCGCTTAACAATATCTTCTACTCTAAATTCTCTAACATATCCTACGGCTGAAGCAGCAGTAAATCTAATGCGAGCATCTAGATAAGAACGATCTTCTAGAATTTTACTTAAAATACGAGTCATAAAATGATAATGTATAAGAATATATCTTCCTCGAATAGCAGTCGCTAAACCAGCCTTACCAAAAAC